CGTCGCCTCGGGGACTTTCTATAAGTGTTCCAGAGATTGGGGTAGGGGGGGTTATTTATGTCCCCAACCTAAAAATCAGGGGTGATGTGGATAGAATTTAATGCCTTTTCCAAAAAACTATGTCACTTCACTAGGTGAACAAGGGTGAAAGAAAACAGGGGTAAAGTGACTATGGTCACCTTGATAAAATCCAGCGCTGTCAAGGGCTGCAAGCCCACAGGGTGACAAAGTGACTATAAATAAAAAAGTATATAGAACCTACCAAAGAATGCGGCCTACAGAGCATATCGGCTGTATATAAGAAACTTTCAAAAAATAAGTCACCCATGTCACTTCTGGTTTTGGGAATTGTAGAACCAGAGTTTTTTCACTATATATAAGTATAACCCGAAAGGAACTCTATTTAAATTTTACCAACCCCCTCAATCCCTTCTGGGGGTTGTGTCAAATGTTAACCTATGAACATTCGCAGAGCTGCACGTAAGAAACCTTGGATTGCTAAGAAGCAAGGAAGGAACCGTCGCAAGCTAAATACTGACGAACTAGTAAAGCCTTTCTCTAATACGACTTCTTCTGCTTTCTATAAAACTACTACTTGGCGTGCTGTGCGCGAGGCTGTCCTTGTTCGGGACGGTCTCTGCGTATGGTGCTTGAACGAGGCACGGGCAACCGAGGCTACGGAAGCTGACCACGTAGTTCCTATGGAACGCTGCGCAGAATACGATATAGACCCGCACGACCCTTCGAACATTGTAGCGTCATGCAGGTCATGCAATACACGACGAGCCGCCTACTCTGCCAGAGGCGTGTTCTTTGAAACTTTAGAAGGCTGGCAGAAATACTTAAGACTTAAATATATTGAAAAACTCAAACAATGAAAACTTTAGCAATCTCTACTTTCGGCTGGCCCGAATGGGAGTGCGACGCGTTTGAGCAGTACGTTACTGACGTAGCTGCTGACTTCTACGCCAACGTAACAATTACCCACACCACCGACCACTATTTTGAAATAGACATCGACGAGGACGACCTGTCCATCGAGTATGTCATACTTAACGCGGTTCCAGATATGGACGCGTAACCCCATAAAGGTAACACTATGCGAAAACTAGCAACAACCACGAAGGAGGACAAGCCCACTATCAAGCGGCCTAACGTACACTCCAAGAAGCGCTCATCTAACAACAAGAAGAGCAAGAACTATAAAAAGGCCTACCGAGGCCAAGGGCGATGAAACAGTCCTCAACTTGGTACGTGGACGGGAAAGTCCCTACACGTAAGAATGGTTCCCCCGAGCACGACATCCAAGTCGCTATCGTGGGACTGCTCGAATCAATAGAACCCACTCCTCTATACTCTGCGACAGTAGGAGGTGTACGTCTTGCCATGAATACGGCCAAGAAGATGAAAGAGGCTGGCTACTCTAAAGGAGTGCCTGACATGCTCGTCTACGAACCCCGTGGTATGTATGCTGGATTAGCCATCGAGGTTAAGACAGAGAAAGGACGTGCTTCCGAAGAGCAGAAGGAGTGGGTACGTAATCTCAACGATAGAGGTTGGCGTGCTGAAATCTGTAAGGGTTTCGAAGAGTGCGCTGACGTCATCTGTGAATATTTCGACTTATACGAAGACTAATGGCAAATGTACCAGTTACAGGTAAGCTGAAGGAGACAATGCAGAAGGCTTTCACAATCGTGAACGCAGCAGCATCTACGCACTCCTCCACGCCTCAAGTGTCAATCGGAGCCCGACTACAGGGATACCAGAGCACTGAGGTCATCATAACACAGACAGCCCACTCCATGAGCACCATGCGAGGGTTGCAAGCGCGGCACGACTTCACACTCGATGTCATCGCTTTTGATAAATCATACACAACAGCGGCAGGACTATCTGACACGCTGATACAATACATCTCTGTTTGGAAGGACACGGGAGAATCTAACTCTGAGTTCAGCTTCTTTCCCAAGTCACAGATTATGTACTACACGGACGAAGATGACTTCGCGGTAGCACTGACCCTAGAGGTTGTAGTAATAGACAAATTATAATGGCAAATAAATCCACACTCTTACAGCAGATGCGAGCTGCGACATCAGAAGCTAAGACAGAGGTTGAGAAAGTCGTCACTAAAGACCTTTCCAAAAACTCCTCGTTAGCTCCCATAGTATCCCTTGACCCCGAGGGAGAAAAGATGTTCACTATGGTTCTAGACTACCTAGACGCCACGGGCCTGTTAGAGTCTGTGGATGTAGTGACTATCACTATGCTCGCCAAGAACCTATCCATGTTCGTAATGCTCTCACGTGAGATACAAACCATCGACGACATCGTTCAAGTATTCGAGAACGGGTCATCAAACGTGACTGGCAAGATGACAGCCCTGTCTAAGGTACAGGGTGAGGTAGGTAAGCTCAGCGCTAAGCTGGGTCTATCCCCAATGGACAGAGCTCGTATGCTCGGTGCTGCAGTCAACGCTGCTAACGCCAATACGAAGCAGGCTGATGGGGACGCAATCGACGGCCTTGTCGGTTGACCAGTCTAGACTGAACCGTATGTGGGACTACGTTGATGGAGTCCTAAACGGTGATATTGTCGCAGGAAAATACATTATTAAAGCATATGAGCGGTTCGTTCATGATTTAGAGAGACAAGAGAGTGACGATAGCTTCGATTGGGTATTCAACCCAGTCGAGGCTGCTCGTTATGTCCAATTTATCGAGGACGTATGCGTTCACACCCGTGGTGAGTGGGCTGGCAAGCCTTTTATCCTATCTGACTGGCAAGTGGCCTTTATGGGGCAACTTTTCGGCTGGGTACACAAGGATGACGTCAAAAAGCGTCGTTTTACCACGGCACACTTCTTTGTAGCGCGTAAATCGGGGAAATCGCAGTTGGCTGCTGCGATAATCCTTGCTATGAGCGTTTTGGACGGCGATGGAGCCGCACAATTCGTCACGGCAGCTACTAAACGAGACCAAGCCAAGGAGGTGTTTGATGAGATACGCAGGTGCGTAATGAAGTCAAAACCCTTGCAAAAGCGGTTTCACGCCAACCGACAGGAGATTCATGGCCCAAAAGACAGCGTAATTCGCCCAATTAGCTCCGATGCTAACACTTTGGACGGACTTTCGCTCAATATTGGGTGTGTGGACGAGATGCACGCCATGAAAGACGGTGAATTGTACCGAGTATTGGCTTCCTCTATGGGTTCGCGTAAATCTCCGCTGATGTTGGCCATTTCTACGGCTGGATTCGTCATGGATGGCGTTGCTACCGAGTTTGTTCGTGGTGGTAAGGCAGTTTTGGACGGAACGGCTGAAAATGACAACCTTTTGTTCCTAATCTACGAAATTGACGAAGGAGACGACTGGGAAGACCCTAATAACTGGAAAAAGGCCAATGCGGGCCTCGGAGAGTCCATTTCTATGGAATATCTGACCAAGCAGTTCAATAATGCTAAGTTATACGGCGGTCGTAACATCACAGAGTTCCAAGTCAAGCACTGTAACGTGTTTGTTGGTGCGCAGGATATCTGGGTAGAGGATGACATCTGGATGGATGAATCTAACCTACAGTTACCCTCAACAGGTAACGAGATAGACCCTAAGACTGAGAAGCCGATAGCCTATCTGGGCCTCGACTTGGCAGCTACGGACGATATTACGGCACTTACCATCGCAACGGGCAACCCGCACGAGGGTATTGGAGTGGAGACGCACTACTTCCTACCAGAACGCGCTGTGAAGCGCCGTCAAGAGAAGGACGCTAATCACATCTACTCTAAGATACATGAATTCCCTAATGTACACGTAACCGAGGGCAACGTGACGGACTACAACGTAATCCGACGCCTTATCTCTGGTAGCTACGTTATGGATGGCCGTGTTCGATATGACGAAGACAATCTCATGGAGAAGTACCAAATTAAGGGTATAGCTTATGATAGATGGAATAGTCTGAACCTCATCCGCGACCTAGAAGGCGATGGTGTGCTCTGCGACCCATTCGGTCAAGGATATGCCTCTATGTCCTTCCCGTCAAAGGCTTGGGAGAAGCTCGCTCTAGAAGGCAAGCTCTGGCACGGTGGTGATGAGGTACTCAGGTGGATGATGTCTAACGTAGTCATCAAGCCAGACCCCTCTGGTAACATCAAGGTTGACAAAGCCAAATCAGGGGACAAAATCGACGGAGTTGTAAGTGGAATCATGGCTGTTGGTGAGATGCTCACCTTCGAGGAAGATGATACTCCAGACTTCGAATTTTTCATGCAGGTTCTAGGGGGTTAAACTTGTAGAACCAGAGTTTTTTTATTATATATAAGTATGTCACAGGAAAAGCAAAACATATTTCAACGGCTCTTTAGTCGTGGCGAAAAACGCTCAGTCAACCCAGTCCCTACGTTCAGTACGGCCGCTAACGGTTGGCTCGGTGCGATTCGCTCGCAGTCCAATGTGACTGTTGGTTCGGATAGCCTCCAACTCGCTGCTGTTTACGCATGCGTCAGCAAGATTGCTGATACAATCGCGTCAATGGATATCGTCGTTGAGAGCAAAGAAAAAGATGGTTCAAGAGAACCACTTTTTCAGCACCCCGCTTCGCGCCTCTTATCTGTCGAACCTAACCCCCACATGGGCGCGTATGAGTTCTGGCAAATGATTGTAAGCGATGCGCTGTTGTATGGTACTGGCCACGCATTGGTCATGCCTGACGGTAAGGAGATGTATTGGATTCCCGCAACGGAAGTCGAGCATCACATTGATAAGAAGACAGGTCATAAGTTCTTCAAGTACAGCGGTTCACCAACCCCAGTACCTGCTGAGCGAATGATTGAGATTAAGGCGTTTCGCGGTGAGAACCCAACGAAAATCCAGCTCCAGAATCTGAAGACTGCAAAGTCTGTACAGAACTTCGGGGCGACGTTCTTTGAGAACGGCGGGATGCTCGGAGGAATACTTACTACCAAAGAACCCTTGACACTCGAACAGATGCAGCAAGCGTCCGAGCGATGGTCACAGGAGTACATGGGAAGCGGCAACGCACACAAGGTAGCGATTCTAGGAGGCGGCTTTAACTACCAAGCCTTATCTGTCCCTCTAGACCAACTCCAGTTCCTCGAGAGCAAGCACTACTCCACACAGGAGATTGCACGCTTCTACCAAGTGCCACCAGCAATGATTGGCATGGACGGGAACACAGCTTATTCAAACTATGAACAACAAGTGTTGCAGTTCTTCCAAGGAACTATCTTGCCGTGGGTTAAGCGCATCGAGCTCGAAGTCGAGCGGAAGCTCTTACGAAACGATGAGTACCTTTGCGCAAGGTTCGATGTCGACTCCCTGCTGCGTGCAGACTCGGCCAGCCGTGCACAATACTACCACCAAGCCCTGTCTGACGGGGTGTTGTCAATCAATGAAGTGCGAGCCAAAGAAGGACTCGGGCCTGTTGACGGCGGTGAAGAGCATCACGTTCAGCTCAATCAAATCCCGCTTTCGAAGATGGGGGCGTATGCTGAGAACGTTGTATCTCCTCCTCCAGCTCCAGCGGGCAACGGGGGTGCCGATAATGAGGAAACTGATGGAGCTGATAACCAAACAAAAGTAAACAATGAAGAATCTAAAGCTGAAGAAAGCTAAGGACATTCAGGAGTTTGCATCTAACTTTAACCAAGCAACAGCAGGTACTCAGCGGATTCCCGCAGGGCGCTTTGCTGACGTTTGGGAGAAGGGCGGTGTAGTTCGAATCGGTAAGAAGACTTACGAAATCGAAATTGACGCTCCTAAGCCTAAAGCTAAGAAGAAAACAAAATCATAAACCCAAACATATGAATAACCAAGAGAAAAGGTTCTTGAATTCAGACTTTGAGGTGCGCAACGAAAATGACAACACTGTCATCGAGGGGTACGCTGCAAGGTTTGATGACGAGACGGTGATTGGCGGCCAGTTCGCTGAGCGCGTAGCTCGTGGTGCATTCGAAGGTGCTGATATGAGCAACACTGTTGCTTTGTTTAACCATGACTGGAACATGCCTCTTGCCCGTGTGGGTAAGGGACTTGAGCTCTCAGTCGATGAGGTTGGACTTCGGTACCGTTTTGAGCTCGGTGAGCAGTCCTACGCCAAGGACCTCGCAGAGAACATTCGAATGGGCAACGTGTCTACCAGTTCCTTCGGGTTCACGGTATCTGATGACGAATGGGAACGTCGTGACGGTATGAACTTGAGAACTATTAATTCTGTTGGCACGTTATTCGACGTTTCTCCAACTACACAAGGAGCGTATCCAACCACAGAGGTTGCTATCCGTTCTATGGAAGCTGCCCTCGCTGAGGAGCCAGTTGTAGTTGAGGAGGTTGTTGAAGAGCCTGTTGCAGAGGTCGTTGAGGAGGTCGTTGCTGAAGAGGTTGCCGAAGAGGTAGTCGAAGAGGAACGAGCTTATGAAGAAGCTCCTAAGGAGGACGAAGAGGACGAAGAGTCTGAAGAGTCTGACGAAGAAGAGAAGGCTGAAGAGCGCACCGAAGAGGTTGTCGCTGAAGAGGTCACAGAAGACGCTCCCGCTGTTGAAGAGGAGGAAGTAACTGAAACTATTTTAAACTCTGAGCCCGAGGCTCGAAATAACAATCCAATTATGGAAAACACAACTAACACTCCTGCTGTAGTGCAGGGATTGGGCGATTCTGAAGCCCGCGCTGCTAAGGACTTCTCTTTCGGGAAGTTCGTAAAGGAAGCTGCAAACGGAAAATTGACTGGCCTTGAGGCTGAGATGACACAAGAGGGAAGCACTGAGATGCGCAACTCTGGCTTGAACGTTGCTGGCGGATTCAACATCCCATCTATGGTATTGCGTTCTATGGGTACTGCAACTGTATCTACTGGTTCTACTGACTTCGGTGGTGGCATCGGCAAGTTGGACAACGGAATCGTTGAGAACTACGCTCCTGCTGACATCGCTGCTAAGCTCGGCGTTCGCAACTTGAGCGGATTGTCTGGAGACGTTGCTATGCAAATCCAAGGCACTTTGACTGGCGCTGACGGTGCTAAGGGCGAGGGTGTAATCATGGCTGAAGAGCTGCCAACTTTCGCAGAGCGCGTGTTGCAGCCTACTCGTAACGCTGCTCACGTAGGTGTTACTCAGCAGATGTTGGCTCAGTCTGGAGACGACATGGCTGCTTTCATTCAGATGGACATCCGTCGCGCTTTGGACAAAGTATTCAACGCACAGATTCTCGCTGAGATTGCTGCTTCTGACGCTGCTTTGGCTTACTCTGCAAACAACCCACTCGACGTTGAGGCTGCTTTGTTGACTGCTGACGTTGACTTGGCTAACGTTGTTGCAGTTGCTGCTCCTAACGCTTACCGCGAAATGCGTTCTTTGAGCTTCGACGAAGGTTCTGGTGACTTGTTCGCTGGAAGCCCATTGGCTCGAACTTCTATCGCTGGATACAACACTGTTGTTGCTTCTCAAGCTGCTAACCAGACCATCTCTTTCTTTGACAAGACTCAGTTGGTTACTGGACAGTGGGGCGGACTAAACGTCATTGTAGACCCTTACACTGATGCTGCTCGCGGTGTTGTTCGAATCATTGCTAACGAGTACCGAGACGTACAGGCGTTGCAGCATGGTTCATTCAAGACTTTGACTGGTGTTGGCGCGTAATAGCGACCACCACGTTATATAGTACATAGGGAAGGGGGGACGCTACAGTCCCCCTATTTCTCTCTTCAGGGGGTGCTCACAGGAGAGCCCGCGCTTCGTATGCTGCGCGTATTCGTTCGACCCGAATTACCCCCTCTACTTAAACACGACTAACTATGAAGATAAATAAAAACAGCAACTTCTATCCAGAGGACATGGTTCCTTACTCGATAGTACGTGACCACTTGCGTTATGATTACGGAGACGCTGAGGAGCTAGTTAAGTCGTATGTTGCTTCTGCATGTGATTACATGGAGACGCTCACCAACCGAGTATTCAGCTCGACTACACCTGAACAGCACGAGACTGCTGAGGACACTTTTGAGGCCGCTCCTGCTGCTTTAAGCGGTTCTGCGGTCATTTACCTTGACAAGGACGATATCTTGGCCGTACAGAGCCTTAGAAACGTTACAGGAGACTGGACTGTAGTTAGCAAGGAGTACTTGGACGAGACAGGAACATACGTCACCCTCTCAGACACAAAGGCACGTGTACGAAACACGGGCTACCCAATTCAGATTGACTTCACGGACATCGAGGTGCCCACTGATGTTAACACTGACCAAGACTATGACCTCTACCGCGTCACACTCTCAGGAGGCGACAACGTAAAGGATTTGCCACGGCAATACCGACAAGCTATGTTACTCTTAGTGGGTCACTACGACTCACAGCGTGAAGCAGAGTATGTTGGCGGACTTACAACAGAAATTAAAGAAGGTGTGCAGCGCTTGCTAGCCACCGTAAAAGTATATTAAGATGGGCAAACTCCAATTAGGTAAATTACAGCACAAAGTCAGCTTCTACCGCGATGCAGTCACTATTGACAGCACGACAGGTGAGCAGCTTGACGAGGTGCAGACTATTAAGGAAAACCGTTGGGGAAGTGTCAAGTACATTGGTTCGCCATCTGCTGGTTCCTCTGAGGAAGAGATTAACGAGCAGCGTACAGGTAAGATTAAGATTGAGGTGGTATGCCGCTTCTTCTCTGGACTGAAGTTCGAAGACTGGATTCAGTTCGAGGGCGGGAAATTCCGTATCTACTCCATACAAACTTTGGGACGTAACGAGGGCTACTCCTTGCGTGCTGAGCTTCGGGATGACGATACACCAGCCTTGCCTACAGGGGCTATCTTAGATAGCAACGCTCAAGTACCTGCCGCTACACTTACGCCGATGGTTGACTTGACGGCTAACGACATCAAGACGCTTGACCACTTCCAGTACGACGCAGCTAGCGACAAGCTGATTGCTGACCGTGCGATTGAGACTACACTGAACTCCCTGTTCCTCGGTGAGCAGCACAAGATGAGTTCTGGTGCGGAGAACATCTTCTTCACTAACCTCGGCTCGGACATCAACTTCTTCCCTATGTGGGGAGGGCTTCGTGACCAGAGCCTCACGGCCAACCAAGGCGCTGATGGCTACATCCCGCCAAGCGGACGTATCTATACCGACATGTTTAGCGTAACACTGGGTGGAAGCCCTGACCCGCTGAACTCTATGGGCTACTCTGGACCTAACTACTTCGCGGTTAACATCGCTGGCCTCGGTATCACAACCGTTGCTGCTGAGCAGGTTGAAGACGACTGCCACTTAGAGTATCGCTTGTCCGTCAATGGAAAACAAGTATATCTCCAAAAACTAAAGGGACTCGGTACTATATACCCTAACCAACAGATTGAGTGGTTCTTTGACCACCCCGTTGAGATTCACGCTGGTACTACCATCTTCGCGGAGATTCGCAAGGTGCATACTGACACCGACGAGGACCGAGGCATACTACAAGTACAGCGAGGCCAGACGCCTAACGCTGACGGCTCGTACCGATACCAAGCTATCGTGCACAACCGCTTGTTCGAGGACAAGGACTTAGAGTTTATCAGTCCCTTCCTCAAGTACGCTGCAATGGACTTTGGTTTAGACTCTACAGAGGCTTCCATCATGTTGCGCGACCTTTCGCAGACATCTGGAGAGGAGTTCCTCAAGTCTGAGCCAGTCAACACGCTTGAAGCTGTTGCCAACGGAACCAACGTACAAATCAAGGCTAAGAACGGTAAGAAGATTATCGCAGAGAGCTTGCCATTATCTGGCATAAGCATCGACGGAACACTCGTTAACTCTGTATTGAATCTAGCACTCACACAGCTAAACGACCTATTCACGGCTACCACCAGCTTCCGAGGAGGAGGCAGCGGTAACCCTGTGACAGGATTCGCGCTGAACGGCAACGACCTGACGATAACGCTACAGGACGCAACATCCTTCACTACGGACGTCACTACCTTGGGTGTTGACGAGAATAAGTTTGTAAGCACTGCTCGGCTGGTCGGAACAGACCTTGAGCTGACAATGAATGACAGCACTATACTCTCAGCCGACGTAAGCACACTGGATGACATCGACACGAACACCGTGGTCTCTAGTGGCGTAGTTAGCGGCACAGACCTAGTTCTGACGTTGAGCGACAGCAGCACAGTCACTGTTGACATGAGCAGCTTCTCAGGAGGCAGCAGCAGCAGCGGAACTAGCGTTGTTAGCGGTGCGGTCGTAGGCCAGAACCTCGTCCTTACAATGGATGACGCAAGCACGGTCTCTATTAACGCACAGAACATGGTGAACGGCTCTCAGCTACCTGCACGCAACTCTGGATGGCACATCGCCTACGGAACTAACTCAGGGGACGCTGTAACTACAGCAGGTGTCGTTAATAGCCTGAGCAGTCAGCAGCCGTTTTACGCTGCGGAGACTCTCGAGCGAGGTGAGGAGTTTATCTGGAACCACGACGTCAATGGTACCTACGCGATAGGTATCTGGTCTGGTGCTCAATCTACATACAACGACTCGGACGTGTTCACCGACAGCAACTGGGAGTTCAGTTATGACTTCATAGCGGGGGCTAGCGGTAAAGTGTCAGAGAGTTCGCACAATGTAACCGTTGGCACTCTGTTTTCCAGTGGTTACTCTATCGACAGCTCCAGCGTGTTCGCTCTTACCTTTGGTATAGATGGGCATGTTAGCTTGTACGACATCACTGACGGTGGTCGTGTACTTGTTGGTAAGACGACTATTGCACAGACAGGCACTACACTGAACTTGTTCATGGGGGGCTCTAATCAGCCTAACGCCATATTCCCAATCCTAACCAAGCGTATCGAGCGATGGACAATGCTCCACGACGAGAATGGAACTCAGGACGGAGACTGGACCAACGGTGTGCTTGACCACACAATCCTAAAAGCCAACACTGGCATTAAGGTGGGTGAAAAGTACATGCTAAACTTCTCGCACTTCGGTCGGGGTCACAAGTTCGGGCTTGGGTACGCAGGCAATACTACTGGCGTTGCAAATGCCGAGGACCAAATGAGTCACGGCTTTGAGTATGCATCTAACGAGGCGCTCCGCAACTTCGGTAACCTAGACCTCACGTTCGATAACAACGCCACTAACGTAAGCCTCGGTCAGTACGACAATGGAGGAGACGCTGGTATGATTTCGATTCGCTATGTAGCGAGTGGAGACGTCCAACTCTGGTCAGAAGACGACAACGAGAAGATTGCGGACTACGTGACACCGCCAACTACAGGCGAGATATTCCTGCACTTCGGTGCTGAAGAGGATGTTATCCCCGCC